GCTTCAGCAGGCTGTAGAGTCTAACGTAGCGGAGCTAGAGGAAGCCACGTTTGGCAGAGGTAAGTGGTTTGACATCTCTGATGACGCAAACGACCAAGACAAGCAGGACATCCTGTACCTCCGCAAGAAGCTAGCTGAAGACTTTGAAGCCTGTAAGGTACGTAAGGCTGTAGCTGAGTGCCTCATCAATGCCGCTGTGTTTGGCACAGGTATCGGTGAGATCACGCTGGAAGAGATCAAAGAGATGGCCCCGGCTACCCAGCCGATTATGGACGGACAGTTAACTGCTGTAGGTGTAAACATTACCGACAGGGTTGTAGTAAAGCTGAAGCCCGTGTTGCCTCAGAACTTCCTGATTGACCCTGTGGCTACGTCCGTTGAGGACGCTATGGGTGTCGCTGTAGACGAGTTTGTGTCTAAGCACAGCGTAGAGCTACTACAGGAGCAAGGCGTGTACAGGGACGCTTACATTGAGTCTGCGGCCCCTGACAACGACCTAGAGCCTGACCAAGACCTAACGATCTACAACGATGACAAGGTACGACTGACAAAGTACTACGGTTTAGTGCCTCGTGAGTTGCTAGAGGCTGAAGACGTAGACGTAGACGATGAGTCAAAGTACGTTGAGGCTATCGTAGTTATCGCTAACGGCGGTACACTCTTGAAAGCCGAAGCTAACCCTTACATGATGCAAGACCGTCCTATTGTTGCGTTCCCTTGGGACGTAGTACCCGGACGGTTCTGGGGCAGAGGCGTGTGCGAGAAGGGCTACAACAGCCAGAAGGCTCTAGACACAGAGCTACGCGCACGTATTGACGCCCTGTCACTCACTATTCATCCTATGCTGGCGATTGACGCAACTAGATTGCCTAGAGGCGCTAGACCAGAAGTTCGCCCCGGCAAGATGATACTAACTAATGGAGATCCCCGTGAAGTACTTCAACCTTTCAACTTTGGTCAAGTGGGGCAAATCACTTTTGCACAAGCCGCTAGCCTTCAACAGATGGTGCAACAAGCAACTGGAGCCGTGGATTCCGCTGGAATTGCGGGACAAGTCAATGGTGAAGCTACTGCCGCTGGCATTAGTATGTCTCTTGGTGCTATTATTAAGCGCCATAAGCGCACTCTTATAAACTTCCAGCAGTCGTTCCTACTTCCGTTTGTAACCAAAGCCGCACACCGATATATGCAGTTTGACCCTGAGAACTACCCCGTAGCTGACTACAAGTTCAACGCTACGAGTACTCTGGGTATCATCGCTCGTGAGTACGAGGTTACACAGTTGGTGCAACTCTTGCAGACGATGAAGCAAGACAGCCCGCTGTACCCTGTGCTGATCCAGAGCATCATTGACAACATGAACCTCAGTAACCGTGAGGAGCTTATTGCGGCAATGCAACAGGCTTCACAACCTGATCCTCAAGCACAGCAGATGGCTATGGTGGCACAAAAAGCACAGCTTGAGTTCCAGCAAGCGCAGACTGCCGCTCTACAGGGTCAGGCCGCAGAGTCTCAGGCTAGGGCTACCAAGTACGCTGTTGATTCACAGCTTGCGCCACAAGAGCTTGAGATTGAGAAGATTGAGGCAATCACACGAAACCTCAGAGAAGGTGACGCCGACGACAAAGAGTTTGAGCGTAGGCTGAAGATTGCTGAAGTGGCGTTAAAAGAGAAAAATTTAAACAACCAAGCATCTAGAGGAGCAACACCCCGTGCTAATGACACAAGTGGAAATGACCAAATTCCTAGACCAGATCAACAACGCATTCCAAGACCAGTTCAACAAGATAGAACAACTCCAAGTCAAATTGGACCAGTTGGAGGCCAAGGTCAATGAGCAAGAAAGACCCAAGACTAGCAAGAGCGGGAGTAAGCGGGTACAACAAGCCAAAGAGGACTCCTAATCACCCCACGAAGTCGCACGTAGTTGTAGCTAAGTGTGAAGACGGTAAAGTAAAAACAATACGATTTGGACAACAAGGAGTCAGTGGTGCTGGAAAAAGTCCTAAGACTGCTAAGGAGAAGGCGAGGCGTAAGTCCTTTAAGGCTCGTCACGCTAAAAACATAGCCAAAGGCAAATGCTCGGCGGCTTACTGGGCAAACAAGGTGAAATGGTGACATGGCTAAGAACATGAAGCACTACAAGCGTGACGGAACCCTGTGGTCAGGAAACACGCACAAGATGCCTGATGGTTCACTTCACACAGGCAAAACCCACGGCAAGACCTCTGTAAAACTGTTTCACTACAAGGATTTGTCTAAAAAAGCAAAGGAGAAAGCTAATGTATAACACAGGTAAAAAGAAGAAAAAGCCAAAGGGTAAATAATGATGGCTAGGGGATTGTACAGTAATATTCACGCAAAACGCAAGAGAATTGCCGCTGGTTCTGGTGAAAAGATGCGTAGACCCGGATCTAGGGGCGCTCCTACAGCCAAAGCGTTTAAAAAGGCGGCTAAAACAGCTAAAAAGAATCGGTAATAATACCGTAAAATAATACTTGACTTTTAGTCAAAAATATGTTATAATAAGGATATAGAGACAACCGTATGGCCTCACTAGATCAAGAAACTGAACAATACTACAACAAGTACTTTGACCTGTTTAGAACCGCTGGTTGGAAACAGCTAATTGAAGAACTTACTCAAAATGCTGTCGTAATTAACAGCGTAGAAGCAACTAAAGATGAAAACGATTTGTTTGTTCGTAAGGGGCAACTCAACGTACTTGCTTATCTAATCAACTTTGAAACTACTACTAACAATAACTACGAAGAGCTAACAAAAAGCGATGATTAAAGTATTTGATTTTCGCTGTACAAACGGACATATCTTTGAAGAATTTGTAGACGGTAATACCACATCCAGTAGGTGCGGATGTGGAGCCAACGCTACAAAAATCGTATCAGCAACTCAGCACGTACTTGAAGGGTCTTCTGGGGACTTTCCTGGCAGACACATGAAGTGGGTACGTGAACACGAGAACGCTGGACGATCTAGTCGGGAATCCTAGTCTTAGGGCATCTCCCATTTTAATCCTCCATAACCTTAATAATAATAGGCGGGGTAAGTTTACATTATGTCACGAGCACAATTACTTGATGAGCGTCCTGAAGAGGAACCAACGGAAACAACCGAAGAACTAACCACAAATTCTATTGAGACTCCTGAAGAGGAACAACCTCAAGAACCAGAAATACCGGAAAAGTACCGTGGTAAGTCTGTAGAAGACCTTGTACAGATGCACCAAGAGCTTGAGAAGTTTTCAGGCAAACAGAGTACGGAAGTTGGTGAGTTACGGAAAGTCGTTGACAACTACATTCAGACACAACTCTCAAACCAACAAGCACCTCAACAACAGCAACAAGAAGACGATGACGTAGATTTCTTTGTAGATCCACAATCGGCTGTTAACAGAGCTATAGATAACCACCCTAAGATCAAGGAAGCAGAAGCCTACACACAACAGGCTAGACAACAGGCTACTCTTTCACAGTTGAAATCCAAGCATCCTGATATGGAGAGTATACTGCAAGACGCCAGTTTTGCTGAGTGGATCAAGGGGTCAAAAGTCCGAACACAGTTGTTTGTTCAGGCAGACCAAGGGTACGACTACGATGCGGCTGACGAGTTGTTCAGTCTCTGGAAAGAGAGAGCAAGCGTAGCACAGCAGACCGCCAACGTTGAAAAACAGGCACGTAAGAACACCCTGAAGTCAGCTAGCACAGGCAACGCTCGCGGAACAGCAGAGGCATCACGCAAGAAAGTTTATCGTCGTGCTGACATTATTAAACTTATGCGAACAGACCCGGAGCGTTACCAAAGTCTTTCAGACGAACTTTTGAAAGCATACGCAGAGGGTCGTGTACGCTAGCCTAATACTTAAGGAGAATTAAAATGGCTGGTGAAACCTCTGGTGCATATTTTACAGCTAATGCTGTAGTAGACAAAACTGCGGCGGGTACTTTTATCCCCGAAATTTGGTCGGATGAAATCATCGCCGCTTACCAAAAGAACCTGAAGATGGCTCCCCTTGTCAAGCGTCTGTCTATGACTGGCAAGAAGGGTGACGTTATTCACATTCCTAAGCCCATCCGTGGATCAGCTAACGCTAAGGCAGAAGCTGTTGCGGTAACCATTCAGGCTAACCTTGAGTCAGAGTTGACTGTCACTGTTGACCGTCACTTTGAGTACTCGCGTCTGATTGAGGACATCGTAGAAGTACAGGCTCTGTCTTCTTTGCGACAGTTCTACACTGAAGACGCTGGTTACCAACTGGCTCTGCAAGTTGACACTGACCTGATTAACGCCGCTACTGGCTTTGGTGACGGTACTCGTACTGCTACTCCTGCCAACACTGGCGCTAACTGGGTAAACAGCAACAGCTACTACTTCAATGCCGCCGCTGGCCTTGCGGCTTACGCTGTTGACACTGTTACTACTGGTGACAACTTCACTGACCTTGGCTTCCGTGAGGCTATCAAGCTGATGGACGATGCTGACGTACCTATGGACGGACGAGTTCTCGTAATTCCTCCTGCTGTTCGTAAGTCAATCATGGGCATTGATCGTTACGTGTCTTCCGACTTTGTTGGTGGCCGTGGCGTTGAGTCAGGTTTGATCGGTAACCTGTACGGAGTAGACATTTACGTGTCTAGCAACGCTCCTGTTGTTGAAGTTGCCGCTCAAAACTCTGCGTCTACCGCTGATACTCGTGGTTGCTTGTTCTTCCACAAGGATGCTTTGGTAATGGCAGAGCAACTGGCTGTACGCTCTCAGACACAGTACAAGCAGGAATACCTGTCTACGCTGTTTACGTCTGACACGCTGTACGGTGTTGAGACTTATCGTCCCGAAGCAGGATTCATCCTCGCTGTCTGCGACGAGTAAGCTACTCTCTCTGGGGGTCTTCGTGGCCCCCTTTTATTTAAACGTCTTGATGACAGGGCGGTTAACTAAAAGATAACGGATAGGAAAGCCTTATGTCCAACTACGTAAAATCAACAAACTTTACAGCTAAGGACTCTTTGCCTACAGGTGACACTAATAAGGTTATCCGTGGCTCAGAGTTTGACACTGAATTTAACGCTATTGCAACGGCAGTAGCAACTAAGTCTGATCTAGCTGGTCCTACGTTTACTGGCACTGCTACATTTGACGGCATCACTGCCACAGGAACTGTAAACTTTACAGGCGGCTCAGTTACTACTAACATTGACGGTGGTACTATTGAC